AAGATGAAGGATTGGGTGTTAGCTAGGGTAGGGCCGCAGGCGCTCGAACTGGCAACCGTGATGAAGGACGGCGTCGAGAAGCTGTCCATTGACAAGAACGTGCGCGCCAACTTACTCGTATTGGCAGAGGAGAACCCAGATGAAGTCCCGGCGGAAGTTGCAGAAGTCATCCAGTGCGCGGACGATCTGTGGGCATCGTCCGTTGCGAAGTTCCAACGTGCAGCGGCGCTTGCTGATGAGGAAGATTTTCGCGTTAGAGGAGCGTTCGTATTTGCTGGAGGCAGTGCTACTGGACGCGCTTCATCGTTTGGGCTTCAGGTCCATAACTTCCCAAGAAAGTGCGCCGCCGACCCTGCATTAGTGCGGCAGGCTATGGTGCGCGGCCACAGCATCGTTCCTGAGTATGGTCGCCGCGTGACGGACGTTCTGAAGGGTATGCTACGCCCTGCGCTGATGGCTGACAAAGGCAAGCGGCTCATCGTCGCTGACTGGGCCGCTATCGAAGCGCGGGTGACGCCGTGGGCGTCCAACAGCATCTTCGGCGCGAACAAGCTGGACATCTTCGCCAAAGGTGAGGACGTTTACAAGCACAACGCTATGGCGACCTTCCATGTTGGTTACGGCGATGTCACGTCAGACCAGCGCCAGATCGGTAAGGTTCAAGAGTTGGCGTGCGGTTTCGCCGGCGGCGTAGGAGCCTTCGCCAGCATGGGCCGCATCTACGGCCTGATGATGTCGGAGAGCGACGCGAAGCGCATGGTGGACGCATGGCGCAGGGCTAACAAGTGGGCCGTGCCTTACTGGTCTGGCCTTGAGGAAACCTATATGCGTGCCATGCGGAACAAGGGGCGTGAGTTTACCATCGGGCGCGTCACATATTTATTTGACGGACTGCATCTTTGGTATGCTCTTCCGTCTGGCCGTGTGCTATGTTATCCTTTCGCCCGTTTCGATGAGAAGGGCGACCTGACCTATGCCAAGGCTTCATGGAAGCCAGCCGCAGACGCTAAAGAATGGCCAAGGGCGCGGCTGTGGCGCGGTCTGGCGTGTGAAAACATCACGCAGGCTGTTGCTAACGACTTGCTGCGTCACGCCTTGCGTCGGTTGGACAACGTAGTGCTGCACATCCACGATGAAATCGTCTTGGAAGTGCCAGAAGATGATGCAGAGGCCGCAGCAGAGCGGCTGGTGCAGATTATGTGTGAGCCGCCACCTTGGGCGTCGGGGTTACCCTTGAACGCAGAAGTGGCAATTATGGAACGATACGGCAAATAAAGGAGCAAGCGACGTTCCCTGCGTTCCTGCCAGAAAAGACCCGCATGAAAGAAGGCGAGGCATGGTATGTCAACACAGGCTCGTTCATCGTTGACCGCTTTGTAGACGGCAAGCCTGCCGCCAAGGCCAGCAACGTCGAATATGTGCTGTTCATGATGCTGGACGACGTTGGCACGAAGTCGAAAGAGCCGCCGTTGGCGCCGACATGGGTGCTGGAGACTAGCGAAGGTTCGTTCCAGTGGGGCTACGCATTCAGCGAACAGCCGCGCAAGGGCGATTTCTGCGCTGCCATCAAAGCGATTGCCGATGCTGGCTACACCGATCCCGGCGCGACTAACGCTGTCCGCAACTGCCGTATTCCCGGCAGCGTCAACCTGAAACGCGGACGCAATAACTTTGCTGCGCGGCTGGTATCGTTCAACCCTGACCGCGAATATACGCTGGGCGAAATCTGCGATGCGCTGGGCGTTACGCCAGAGGAAGGCGACACAGCCGACTATAAAGCCGTGCAGTTGCGCGACACTGGGTTGGACAACGTCCTGACATGGCTTGCCGAAAAGAACCTAGTTCTGTCGCACGTCAACGCTGACGGCTGGTGCGCTATCGTCTGCCCTAACCATGCAGAACACAGTGACGGCATGATTGAGGCGCGCTACAAGCCGCTGGATCGTTCGTTCTGCTGCTATCATGGGCATTGCCAAGACCTAGACAGCCGCACCTTTCTTGATTGGGTAGCTAACAACGACGGCCCGAAGGTAACGCCCGGTTTGCGTGACGAACTAATCGCGGAGCGCATGGCGTCAATGATGGACAAGATAGCGCCAACCGAAGCCTTCCCCGATGAAGCCGCCGCGCGTGTGCGTGAGGTCGAGAAAAAAGAAGCCGGACGGCTGGAACAAAACGAATGGTTCGAGCGTTTCGCTTATATACAGTCAGACGATAGCTATTTCGACATGGTGACGCGTCAAGAGATAGCCCGCAACGTCTTTAATGCGTTGTTCAGGCACGTTGACTGCCGCTCCATTCACAATAAAAAACACGCTGTGCGGTCGTCCGTTTATTTTGACGAGCGCCGTCAGGATCGCGGCGCGCCTGCGCTGTCGGCAGTGACGTTCGCCGCTGGCGATGACGTGCTGGTGACGCGTGATGGGTTGGTCTACGGCAATCGCTGGACAGACGCGCGTCCTGACGTGTCGGGCAGCGACGCTATAGCAGACCATGATGTCGAGCCTTGGCTGGAGCATTGCCGCAATCTGGTGGCCGATGATGCCGAACTAGACCACATCCTAGACGCTATGGCGTTCAAGATACAGCATCCTAACATCAAGATTAACCATGCCATTCTGATTGGCGGCGATGAAGGCGCGGGTAAGGACAGTATGTTCCAGCCGTTCCTGTGGGCGCTTGGCGGTAAGCATTGGCGCAATCGGTCAGTCATTGAGGCTGGCGGCTTGGACAGCCAGTGGGGCTATGCGCTTGAGGCTGAAGTTGTCATCCTAAACGAGTTGAAGGAGCCAGAGGCGCGTGAACGTCGCGCTATGGCTAACAAGCTGAAGCCGCTCATCGCTGCACCGCCTGAAACGCTGTCGGTCAACCGCAAGGGTATGCATCCATATGAGTTGGTCAACCGCTTGATGGTGATTGCTTACACCAACGATCCGCTGCCTATCACGCTGCCGACGCAGGACAGGCGTTGGTTTTGCGTGTGGACGCACGCGCCGCGTATGTCAGCAACAGCGGCCAAGGCGCTGTGGGGCTGGTATGAGAATGGCGGCTACGAAAAGTGCGCCGCTTGGCTGCACCAGCGCGACGTGTCGGCGTTCAACCCTGCCGCTGCACCACCAGTGACCGAATGGAAGCTGAACATGGTTGAGCATGGCATGAGCGTCGCGGAAAGCTATCTGGTAGACCTGATGCGGCTGCGGTCGGGCGTGTTTGCCGATGGCGTCATTGGTGGGCCTTTCCACCGCATCTGTGACGCGCTGGCAGTCAACGTCCCTGCCGGCGTGAAGATACCGCAGGCGGCGCTGCTACACGCGTTGAAGGAAGCTGGCTGGGTTGACGTAGGGCGCATTCACTCTGTCGAGTATCCAACGAAAAAACATATCTTTGTTGCGCCTGAAATCAGCCAGAGGAACAAATCAGAATTGCGCCGCATGGCAGAGGAATTGCCCAAGTCGGGGTTCATGCCGTCGATAGGCAAGAATTGACAACCATTTGGTTGCAATGATATAGGTCGCGGGTCGGTGATGCTCCGCTGGCTTGATTAAACCCCCGGCGTCCTCACTCCGCCGGGGGTTTTTTATTGTCTGCTATCGCAGTCGGGTAACTGTCAGCTTGTCACCATTAGATCGCGTCATGTAGCGGCGCTCTGTCCGCTCGTTTTGGTTGTGTGCTGCGCGGCGCAGGAGGTCTTTGTCGCGTTCGGTTGGCGTGTCGAACACGCGAACCTCACCAACGGCCATTGCGTTAATGCCGTGCTTAGACTTGCGTGTGTCAGAACCGAATGTCATCAATATTCCAATCATAAATGTCCCAGCCGAAGTTTTCGAACAGGAATCGGCGCAGGCTTACCCCCACCATTCTTCTTCCATTTCTTTGCGTTCTTGCTCTGTTATCTTTGGTGCGGTCGCAATCAGATATGCGGTCAGGCCCAGCAGCCCGACGACGATAAAAAATAAAGGTGTGTTGTCTGTCATTGTGGTTTCCAATCATCAGGATACGGGACTACATTAGCGGTGGTTTTGTAAAGCCGCCCATTTTCGTCGTAGTGTTCCGTCACTGTCGATCCGTCATCGTTCAAGACAACGGCATGGTTAGGGTATATTTTCCACGGCTTGCCCGTCTGGGCGTCCATGCGATAATTTATCTTAGTCATTGTCTTATCTTAACCTCGTTATGAATGTGACGCCCTCAACAGTGCGGCACTTGAACGCTTTCCCGTTGCGGATGCCATATTGTGAGACGTTGCGGCTGGTGCGCTTGGCATCGCCGCGCTTGTCTGCTGGCATGGTGGCGACTTCACCAACTTCTAGCGTCCCCATTGGGTAAATCATCGGGCGGCTCATTTCAGTAGCCCCCGTGCTACGCAGGCTTGGCGCAGATGCTCAGGCCTAAACCCCCAGACGCGGTAGTGCTGGCCGTAGGTCTGGCAGACACGCGACAGGTGCTGCTCATGTTGCCGCAGTTCAGCCTTGAGGCGCTCGTGCTTCTCAATGGCGCGGGCGGCTACGCGTAGCAGGTCTAGTTCGGGGTCGATGTCATCATCATCGGCAGGGAATGGTTCGATTACTTTAATTTCAAACATGGTTTAGGTTTCCTTTGTTAAATACAACTAATGCGGACGGGAATGGTGCGCTGTTTTTGGCGTTGCCAAACTTGAGCCGCCCGCGGATAAATTCGATTTGGCCTTTCATGGCGTAGTCGTGCCACCATCGCGTATCAGTGCGCGACGGGACAAGGCAAACGACGGTCGCACCTGTTAGGCTGCTTTCGTAGGCTTTACGCATCCATAGGCCTATGGTGCGACCGTATGGCGGGTTCATCCAGCAGACGCCCTGCCAAGGTTGCGCTAGGCCGTTGTCGTCTGCGGTGAAGTAGCGGGCGCATTTGGCGTTGCTGGCTGTCGCGCAAACATCCAGCGTAAAACCATAGATTGCGTTTTGCTTGTCGAAGAAGTCCTGCGGCGTTGCCCACAAGTCAGTCGCGCTTGAGAAATGGACGCTCATGGTTCGGTGTCCTTTACAGTTCTATTGTTGTGGTAGGCTTAGGGCGTCGGTCGTTTAGCCGTGCCAGCCAGTAGGCGCGCTCAGGGCCATCTGCGCGTTCGGCATGATACTTGAACAACGCCCTAGCGAGGTCGTCATATCCCTGCTGCTTGTGCGTCACGATTAGCGGTGAGGGCGCCATAGGCTTGAGGTTGGGCCGATAGTCGCGTTGCCCTATGCAAGCGGCTTCTATGTCGCGCAACGTGAGACTAAGGTTACGTTCCCTGTTAATGTATTGCATAACCGCCGATTTGTCGGTGATATAGCTGCATAGCTGGCGTATCTTGGCGCGTAGGTTCCTATCCATTGCGCTTGACCTTCTTAACGTAGCGGCCAGTCTTGGGGTCGCGCTGCACCGCGTTGCGCTTCCATTCCAGCAATTCGGTAGCGTCGCGCAGCCACATATCGCGCCAGTCGTAACATTCATTTTTCGTGATATATAACAGGGCAAGCGTAACGGCTTGCGCGATTAACAGCGCAACAAGTGCTATTTGATATTGTGTCATTGGTTAATCCTCTAAAATAAGGGTTAAGAGAAAAAGTGCGGCTCCACAAAGAACCGCGATCATTTATCGGGGCCATAGCCGCGTGTCGCGTCTATGTGCGCTTGCAATTCGGCAACTTCGGCTTTTAACCATTCGACGCGGTGGTCTAACGTTTTAATTTCGCCCTTTGCGTCCTCTAGCTGCTCTTCAACGTCTATTAGGTCGTGCAGGCGCTCCCCTAACACTAGGGCTAGGTCATTGTCGCAATGGCGCGCGGCCTCAGCCAGTGCGGTATCGGATAGCATTCTGAAATATGTTCGATCTTGTGTCATGCTGGCTCTCCATCCGCTTTTGTGATTGCACTCCATGCGGCATCTAATGCGGCTTTAAAACTGTCGGTTCGATATTCTGTCGGCATATCTTCGTCAGCCTCACAAGCCAGCCATTTTAGCGCGGCCAGCGTCTCGTTGTAGCTGTCCTGCATCGCCAAGATTGCCGTCAGGTTCTCGACGCTGTCATCATACAGCTTGCCTTCCGTGTTGACGGCGTTGCCCATTAGGACGCAGTCGCTGTTTACGAGTAATTCGCGGATGGTTCTAAAGGGTGTTATGTCGTTTCTCATGTTATGCTCCCTCAATGTTTACGAAGTAGTAGCCGTCGCCCTTGACGTTGCCACCTTGTGCGAACGTGCCAGTCCAGCCCATTTTAGTTATTAGAGCGTCTGCGGCGGCCTTGTGATTGCCGTCACTGTTTAGCGCATGGTCATAGCTGATCGTGATGCTGCCAGCCCATGCTGTCGCTTTGATACGTCCACCCTTGGTGTTGGTTGCGCCAAGGTAGCGGGTTTCGATTGCTTGTGTGATGAATGTCATATCAATTTACTCCGAATAGTAGGTGGTCAAGGGCTAGCGCCGCGATAATATACACCGCGAACGCTAGGTTATGGATTGCTGCGCGGGTCATACGGCCTCGCAGCCGATCTGGTAGATGTGACCAACAACAGGCGGCTTGATTGGTGTCACCAGATACAAGCCATCATCTGCGCGCAGTAACTGGTGGCTGCCATCATCTACCAATTCGCGGGCGTCATACCAGCGAATGGTGACGACGCGGGCGCGACCTTCGTCGTTTAAGTATGGAATTTGCATGATGTAATCATTCTTGCTGCTGTAATCGTGCGTCATGCCATATCTCCCAAGGCTTGCTTCCACAGGCCTTCGCAAAGGTCATTGGCGGTGAAATCGGAAATTAATTCGCTACCATCGTCCGCATTGCCCCAAACAAGATAGAAGCTGCCAGCGTTATGCCAGCCGATAGTTTTGCTGGGGTCAGCGGCATGAAGTCGCAATGTGTCCTCGCCTGTGGTGGCTAATGCGTCCAAGACATCATACGCCCTAGTCGCGCGCTTAACTGTCCAATCTTCGCCATCGTTGACGCTGATGGTGTAGCCAGCGGCTAACGCTGCGCGGACTAGCTTGGTCGCCACCTTGCGTTCGCCGCGCGTTGTGTATTGGCTAAATGATGATGCTGTAGTTGTAGGCATGTCGTTTGCTCCTTTGTTTAACTACCCTCTTAATCTCATGGTTTGAGGGTAGGCACAAACGCTATCGAATGCACAATAATGCACTCATGCCACAAATTGTGTGGCATTTTGGCACTACCCTCTAAAACCGATTTTAAGCCTCATACAGCGCGATTTGGGTTTGAGGGTAGGTTAGTATGGAAAAGGTTCGAGTCTGAAAAGGTTCCCGTTCTGTTCCGTATCTGTTCCAGAATGCTAAATGACCCAGAATGACCCAGAAATGACCCAGAAATTGCCCAGTTTTTGGATCGTGGATTTATCCGGAAAAATGCGCGGCGGACTGGGTAAGAAATTGGGTAAGAAACTGGGTAGTTATTTTGCGCTAAATGACCCAGAAATAAATGGCTCGAATGCGCGGGTCTTGGGGGAAACTGGGTATTCTGGGTAGTGGTTTGGTATTTAACAGAGATTTAGTAAATTATAACCTATATGGTTAATACGTATATATTTCTGGGCGACTGAAAACAGAATGACCATTTTGCCCAGTCCGTGTTGCCCATGTAACACACCTACGCAGTTTGTTCTCATCAGTTTACGTTAACGTCAACTCAACTCATCGCCGACTTGAAATGTCATGACCCAGAACGCCCAGTGCAAAATGTTGCACTGCAGCATAGCCAGCCAGCCAATGTGTTTTTTCTTAACGCGAGTCAGTCGCAAAAGGGAAAGGCCATTTCTAATCCAGCCAGAACATAAGCAGAACGCTAATCGCGCAGCGAAACGCAAGCCAAGCATTAAAACGCGCAAACAAAAACGCATGAAGTTTAATCCAGATTGCAGGAAAATATTTGGGGGAGGGGGTAGGGCCGACGGCGCGTGTGTCTGTCACGGGTAGGCTCGCAAACAATTTTTATTTTTTTTTGCAATCTGGTTTGCAACACACTATAGTACGCCCAATGACTTTCTACTCACTGCCATTCACACCAGAGCGCACGCAGGCGACTGAGTCGCGGCTAGAAGCAATCTATGAAGCTGCCCGCTGCGGACTTAAGGGTGACAGTCTGGCTATGGCGGCTGGATTGACCCCGCGGCAGTTCCGCGTGTTGGCCGACGCTGACCCGCTGGTGGAGATGGCTGAGATCAAAGGTCGCGCTGACGGCGAGTACACTGCGGCTAAGACGATGTACGAAGCGGCGCGCGATGGCGACAGCAAAGCTGCGCTGGAGATACTCAAGCATCAGCACGGCTGGGTAGCCAAGCAGCAGATTGACGTGAACATCGACCAACAAATAAGCATTACAGGCGCGCTGGAAAAAGCACAGTCGCGCGTCATCGAAGGGTTGTACACGGACGTGACGCCCCGCCTAGAGGATACCTCCAATGCAAGCACCGATATATTCAGCCCAAGACGAGATGGAGTTGATGGCGAGGTTGTGGTCCCCATCACTGAAGGATGACCCACTAGCGTTCGTATTATATACATTCCCGTGGGGGCAGCAGGGTACGCCGCTGGAACATTTCCCCGGACCGCGTAAATGGCAGCGTCAGGTGCTGGCCGACCTGCGCGACCACATCAAGCAGAACAACGGCAAGGTAGACTTTGACACGGCACGACTGGCGATTGCGTCAGGACGCGGTATCGGCAAGTCCGCCTTAGTGTCATGGCTGGTGATATGGATGCTGTCGTCGCGGATCGGCTCGACGACCATCGTGTCGGCTAACTCTGAGGCGCAGTTGCGCTCCGTAACATGGGCAGAAATCACCAAGTGGTTGGCGATGTCGTTGAACAGCCACTGGTTCGAGATAGCAGCCACCCGCATCATGCCAGCCAAGTGGCTGACAGAGCTGGTCGAGCGCGACCTGAAGAAAGGCACGCGCTATTGGTCGGTCGAAGGCCGGCTGTGGTCGGAAGAAAACCCTGATGCATACGCAGGGGTGCATAACTTCGACGGTGTGATGCTGATATTTGACGAAGCCAGCGGTATTCCAGACTCGATATGGTCCGTCAGCGACGGTTTTTTCACAGAAAATACGCCGCATCGCTTTCATCTGGCCTTTTCCAACCCGCGGCGGAACACCGGTTACTTCTACGAGACGTTCCACAGCAAGCGCGCGTTCTGGCAGACACGCGTCATCGACGCGCGCGATGTCGAAGGTACAGATAAAAACCTGTATCAGCGCATTATCGACGAATATGGGCCTGACAGCTACCAAGCCAGCGTCGAAGTCTACGGCAACTTCCCGTCAGAAGGCGACGATCAATTCATCGGCAGCACTTTAGTGGACGATGCCATGAAACGCACGCCTGCCAGAGACGCCACAGCGCCGATTGTTATAGGAGTTGACCCTGCACGCTTCGGGGCTGACGCTACCGTCATCGCTGTGCGCCAAGGACGCGACATTCTGGAGCTACGCAGACACCGCGGCGCGGACACGATGGAAGTTGCTGGCCATGTCATCGACGCCATAGAAGAGTTTAAGCCGGCGCTGGTCTGCATCGACGAAGGCGGGCTAGGTGCAGGCGTCGTAGACCGGCTAAAAGAGCAGCGGTACAAGATACGCGGCGTGAATTTCGGCAATAAGGCCAAAAATCAGACAATGTGGGGCAATAAACGCGCCGAAATGTGGGGCGCCATGCGCGACTGGCTGAAAACGGGCCATATACCGACCGATAGGTTCTTGAAAACCGACCTCATAAGCCCGCGCACCAAGCCTGACAGCAAAGGTACGCTGTTCCTTGAGAGCAAGAAGGATATGAAGGCGCGCGGCCTAGCATCGCCGGACGCTGCGGACGCCATAGCGGTCACGTTCGCGTTTCCTGTAGCATCTACTGATCCGCGTCTAGGACGCGTTGACAAGCGCCGCGTAAGCGCGTATTCTTCCGCTGGAGTTTCTACATCATGGATGGGGTCTTGACGATGGCGGCCAAAAAAGGTCTATATGCCAACATTCACGCCAAGAAAGAGCGGATCGCCGCTGGTTCTGGCGAAAAGATGCGTAAACCGGGCGCTAAAGGCGCACCAACAGCCAAAGCGTTCAAGCAGAGCGCCAAAACCGCCAAGAAGGGTAAGTAAATGCCAGCTAAAAAGCCAATGATGCGTGAAGGTATCTCGACACGTCCGACAGATAAGTACGGTAACCGCGCGACAAACGCCGACCTTGGCATTGGCCCCGGCGTAGACGCTAAACGCAAAGCAGCCGCTGAAAAGATCATGGCGCGCGAAGGCACAACAAGCAAATCTGGCGGACGCCCAGCGGTTAAAATGCCTGCTAAAACCGCACCTGCTAAAATGCCGGCTAAAATGGCAGCGCCTAAGCAGGCGGTCATCCGCACAACTACTGCATATAAGCCTACGCCAATGGGCAAAAAGAAATAATCATGCCTCTCGTCAAATCGACAGGCAAAGCCGCGTTCCGCAAGAACATTAAGGCTGAAGTAAACGCTGGCAAGCCTGTCAAACAGGCTGTAGCCATAGCGTACAGCGTCAAGCGGGAAGCCGCCAAGAAGGGCAAGAAATAGCACATGGCCGACCCTACAGGCATCAACACGGCAGGCAAAGTCGCCAACGTTGGCTCTAACCCGCCCAAAACGTCAGGCGATGACGGCGACAAGATGGCAACCATGCGGTCGCGCCTGAAAATGGCGCAGGCTGCGTACTCTGACAGCCGTGAAGATGAACTGGACGACCTACGGTTTATGGCAGGATCGCCAGACAACCAGTGGCAATGGCCCGCCGACGTGCTGTCAACACGCGGAAGTGTGCAAGGGCAGACAATTAACGCACGCCCCTGCTTGACAATTAACAAACTACCGCAACACGTCCGTCAAGTTACGAACGAACAGCGTCAAAACCGGCCTAGCGGTAAGGTAATCCCTGCTGACGACAACGCTGACGTAGAAGTTGCAGAGATTTTCAACGGCGTCATGCGTCATATTGAGTATATGTCGGACGCCGACGTTGCGTATGACACGGCTTGCGATAACCAAGTTACCTACGGCGAAGGCTATATTCGCCTGATAACTGAGTATTGCAACGAAGACAGCTTCGACCAAGACATCCGCATTATGCGTGTCCGTAACTCGTTTAGCGTCTACATGGACCCTACGATCCAAGACCCATGCGGCGCAGACGCTGAATGGTGCTTTGTTACCGAAGACATCCTAAAATCCGACTATGAGCGTATGTTCCCAGACGCGGCGCCTATCTCGACACTCATGTCGCAGGGCGTTGGCAACGAAAGCATGGCGCAGTGGCTGGCTGAAGACACCATCCGCATCGCGGAATACTTCTACAAAGACTACGAAAAAGCTACGCTGCACCTGTATCCAGACAATCAGACAGCTTTCAAAGGCACGCCGCAGGACAACAACTTGCAGGCGATGTTTGGCAAGCCTATCCGCACACGCGAAGTAGACCGCCAGAAGGTCATGTGGATGAAAACCAACGGTTTTGACATCCTCGACGAGCGTGAATGGTCCGGCAAATGGATTCCTGTCGTGCGCGTCATCGGCAACGAATGGGAAGTCGAAGGCCGTATGTACATCTCTGGCCTTGTGCGTAATGCCAAGGACGCCCAGCGGATGTACAACTACTGGACCAGCCAAGAGGCAGAAATGCTTGCGTTGGCCCCTAAAGCGCCGTTTATCGGCTACGGCGGTCAGTTCGAAGGCTACGAACAGCAGTGGAAGACAGCCAATACGACCAACTGGCCGTATCTGGAAGTCAACCCTGACGTTACAGACGGCGCTGGAGGCGTTCTACCGCTGCCACAGCGCGCACAGCCACCTCTGCCCCAGACAGGTCTGATACAGGCTAAAATGGGCGCTGGAGAGGACATTAAGGCCACTACAGGCCAGTATGACGCATCGCTGGGTCAACAGGGCAACGAGCGGTCGGCTAAGGCTATCGTCGCACGCGAAAAGCAGGGCGATGTCGGCACGTATCACTACGTTGACAACCTTGCGCGTGCTATCCGGCACATCACACGCCAAGTTGTCGATATGATCCCTAAAATCTACGACACGCAGCGCATCGCACGCATCATCGGCGTTGATGGTGACGTGAGCATGGTCAAGTTCAACCCAACGCAGCCAGAGCCTGTCAAGGAAGTCCGCGACATGGAAACTGGCGGTTTGATCGAAAAGATTTACAACCCCGGCGTTGGTACATACGACGTTATGGTCACAACTGGCCCCGGCTACATGACCAAGCGTCAAGAAGCCCTTGATGCCATGAGCCAGATTCTGCAATCCAACCCGCAGCTTTGGTCGGTTGCAGGCGATTTGTTCATTAAGAACATGGATTGGCCCGGCGCTCAAGAAATGGCGGAACGCTTCAAGAAAATCCTTGATCCGAAGGTGCTGTCTGAAGGCGACCAATCGCCTGAGATGATGGCCGCACAGCAGCAAATGCAGGCGATGACCGAAGAACTGAACCGTATGACCACCATCATTGAAAACGTTCAGGACAGCGTCGCACAGCGCGAAGTAGACATTAAGGAATATAAAGCGCAAGTAGATGCCTACGACGCTGAGACAAAGCGTATCACGGCTATGCAAAATAGCATGACACCTGAGCAAATTCAGGATATTGTCATGGGTACGATTGCAGGCGCACTGGATACAGGCGACTTGATCGGCGGCTCACCAGAAATGCGTGAACAGCCCGTGATGAACGAAGAAATGCCTCAACAGCAACCAATGCCAGAAATGGGCGGTATGCCACAGCAGCCTCCGATGCCGCCTGAAGGAATGATGGAATGACCGTAAGCCTTAAACATACCTTTCAGTCAGCTAAATCTGACAGCAGCGACGTAACGATTGTTCAGCCGTCCAACTGGAACGAAGAACACGTATTGACAGCGGCTGCGGGTAAAGTGCTTGGCCGTGATACGTCTGGTAATGGCGTAGTCCAAGAATTGCCAATCTCTGTAACGCCTGCGGGCGATGTTACCATACCTAATAATTTTACTGTTACAGGCACAACAACTCTTACCACCGCACTAGCCGCCGCATCCGGCGGCACGGGCTTAAGTTCACCAAGTACTGCCGGTAACGTCCTAACAAGCACAGGCACAGGTTGGGCATCTAGCGCGATTCCACCAAGCCCAGTGCAATACCCGCAAAACATCCAGTCAGCAAACTACACGCTGGTGCTGGGCGATGCAGGTAAACAAATATTTCACCCTGCGTCTGACGCTACTGTGCGGACATACACCATTCCAGCAAATGCCAGCGTTGCGTTTCCAATTGGCACGGTTGTGCTGTTTACGGTAGAAAATGGCGGGACTACTGTCGGCGTAGCTATAAATAGCGACACTTTAGTGTTTGGTAATGGCACCACAGGGGCTTTGGCAGTTGTAGCCAGCCAAACACTGATGGCAATTAAAGTCACTGCGACTAAATGGATGGCAAATTATCTATATCAAACCGGCACACCTGTTGCATTTAACACCGGAAGTTCAATAGCCGTTGCGCACTCTAGCACCCCCTACATCACCGCATACCCGTGGAACGCCGGCTTTGGCGTTAAATATGCCAATCCAGCGACATTACCTGCGGGGAACGGCCAAAGTGTAGCGTTTAATGCCGCCAACAACGCTATTGCGGTAGGAATAGATCAATCGCCTTTTATTATCGCATACCCGTGGAGCGGCGTTGGCTTTGGCACTAAATACACCAACCCAGCTACTTTACCACCAAGCGTGTGTACAGGCGTTGCATTTAGCCCCGCTGGAGATGCTGTTGCGATGTCTCACTTTGTATCACCTTTTGTTGCTGCATACCCGTGGAACAGCAGCACTGGTTTTGGGACTAAATACGCCAACCCAGCAACATTACCCACGAACAATGGTTACGGCATATCGTTTAGTCCGGCAGGAAATGCCGTTGCAGTAACGCACAATACCAGTCCTTTTATTAGCGCGTACCCGTGGAATAGCGGCACCGGATTCGGCACTAAGTTTTCCGACCCAGCAACACTGCCGACAGGCCTTGGCGCCGCGGTCGCGTTTAGCCCCGCGGGAAATGCGGTTGCGCTGGGTTCCTATGCGACGCCTTTTATTATCGCATACGCGTGGAGCGGATCAGGTTTTGGCGCTAAATATACTAATCCAGCTACTTTACCACCAAACTTAGGTATAGGTGTAGCGTTTAATCCGGCAGCCACATCAATAGCTGTAGCGCACTATAATACACCTTTTATCAGTGCCTACCCGTGGAATAGCGGCACTGGTTTTGGCACTAAATATACCAACCCAGCTACACTACCCGCAGCGACAACTTACGCGACTAGCGTAGCGTTTAATGCTTCTGGCGACACTATCGCAGTAGGGTATGATACAACACCTTTTGTAAACGCTTATCCGTGGAACAGCAGTACTGGGTTTGGGGCTAAATACGCCGACCCAGCAACACTGCCTACAGGCGTCGGCACAGGCGTCGCGTTTACTGCTATATAAGAAAGATATTATATGATTTACACACAACTCAGCGCCGACTACCAGTATGACACGCTTGCCGATGCCATGTACGCTCGTGAAGTTGAATATTTCCATTACGACTTTGACCGCAAGAATTTTGAGTATCTGTTGGCAAACGCCACAGACAATGAGTTTGCGGCCAACGTAGCAGAAAGACTAAACGATACGCGCAAGCAAATGGGCAATGTGGAAGCCATCATGGCTGCGTTGAAAGAACAGATTGAAGATCAGGCCGCATACGACGCGGCTGTTGTACGTGTAACCGCCAAGCGGGAAGCAAAGGAAGCAGAATAATGTGGTATGTCCAAGCCCAAGGCGACACCTTTATACGGCACATCTTTGATGTAGAGCCGACGCAGTGGGACGCGGATAACTATTGCTATGTCCGCAGTTTGACACCTGAGCAAACCGCACATTTCGGCGTTCACAAGAAACAGATTGCTACACCGCCTTATCACGATCCAGCCACACAGCGTCTTGAAGAAGGCCCAGCCGTGTTGGTTGATGGCGTCTGGACGCAGAATTACATCGTGTCCGACCTTGATGCAGACGCATCCGCAGCAACGGTTGGCGCACAATGGACTGTGATCCGCGCTGAACGCAACAAGCTGCTGGCCGACTGCGATTGGACGCAGTTGCCGGATGCACCTGTAGACGCTGCTGCATGGGCTACATACCGCCAAGCCTTGCGCGACATAACCAGCCAAGCTAACCCATTTAACATCGTATGGCCCGAAGGAATAACGGCATGAGTTGCGCGGACTTTATAGGTACACTGTTTCTTGCGCGCGATGTGGCTCATTCGACGCACTTGAACACGCGCAGTTACGCAAAACATAAAGCGTTGCAGAAATTCTACACTGGTATCATTGACTTAGCAGATGATTTTGCTGAGGCATACCAAGGCAAATACGGCCTTATCGGCCCTATTTCGCTCATGTCGGCTAAGAAGACAAACAACATTGTCGAGTTTCTTGAAGGTCAAGTAGACGAACTGATGGAAATGCGGTATAAAGTCGTCGATAAGGAGTGTACCCCACTCCAGAACATTATCGACGAGATTTTTGGCCTGTATTACAGCACGCTGTATAAACTTAAATTTCTCGCATAAGGACGCGACATATGGAAATTTTACGCCCTCTTAACGACGCCGGTTTTGCTACTCAAAGCGTAGCTTACACTGGCACTGCTGGTTCGGTAACTGGCTGGAATGCTGGCCCGCAAGGCGTGCTGGTGTGGTGTACATCTGACGCGTACATTCGCGTAGGCAACAGCGCCACAGCTACAACGGCTGATACGCCGCTGCCTGCTAACACACCTGTACCGATTTACGTACCACAACCCGGCGATGCTGGCGGCAACGGCGGCACATGGCGCGTTAGCGCAATCCAGATCAGCGCAAGCGGCACAATGTACGCAAAGCCGATTAACATCCGATGAGCTTCGGCGCGCCCGTCCGTAATGGTTTAGGTATAGGCTTAAGAGCCTCTACTTCGCTGGCTACGCGCGGCGGTGCTGGAAGCATTGCGCCTTTTATCGCTCAATATTTAGTAATTGCTGGCGGCGGCGGCGGCGGTACTAACGGCGGGGGTACTGGGGGCCGCGGCGGCGGCGGCGCTGGCGGTTATTTAACAAACACAGCGACCTTTAACGCGGGAACACTAACTGTAACAGTCGGCGCCGGCGGCGCGTCTAACACAAACGGCGGCACATCAGGTATTTCTGGCTCTGTTACGGTAGAAACCACGGGCGGCGGGTTCGGGGGTAACTCCATTATTGGCAGCGCCGGCGGCGCTGGCGGCTCTGGCGGCGGAGGCGCTGGTTCGGGCAATCCGGGTGGAACACGCGTGTCTGGTCAAGGAAACACTGGCGGCGGCGGTTCGCAAGGCTCTGCAATTAGTGGCGGCGGCGGGGGCGGAGCTTCGGCTGGCGGAAGTGCTGCATCTTTCGATAATGGCGGAAATGGTGGCGCAGGATTGGCGTCTAGCATAACTGGCACATCGGTTACACGCGCTGGCGGCGGCGGCGGCGGTGGTAACAATGCGTTTGGCACTGGCGGCGCCGGCGGCGGCGGTACAGCTAACGCTTCGGGTACAGCAAACACGGGGAGCGGCGGCGGCGGCTCTTACTCGCTGAGTGGCTCTGGCGGCTCTGGCGTAGTTATCATACGCACACCCGTAGCTGCTACAACGACCACAGGCTCACCAACCATAACAACCGTTGGGTCGGACACAGTTTATGTGTTTAACTCCTCTGGCACAATCACTTGGTAAGGATTTAGCGTGGCACATTTTGCAAAAGTCATCGACGGCGTTGTCACCGAAGTTCTGGTTATTGGGCAGGATGTTATTGACACAGGCGCATTCGGCGATCCTGCGCTGTGGGTGCAGACATCATACAACACACACGGCGGTCAGCACCCCGAAGGGCGCCCGCTACGCATGAATTACGCCGGTGTCGGCTATACATATGACGCAGAGCGCGATGCTTTCATAGCGCCACAGCCGTTTCCTTCATGGTTGCTTGATGAAGCAACCTGTTTATGGGTAGCCCCAGTTGCAATGCCGGACGACGGCAAAGCCTATTACTGGGACGAAGAAACGCAAGCATATTGTCAAGCTATATAATTTACTGTAGTTTGACCATTAACCGTACTGGTGCGGCACATCAGGAACTCCATAGGAGTTAAACATGGACGAAACAGTCCCCAACGTAGCGGATGCCTCCGCGCCAGAACTCGAAGCCACGGCAGCAATCGAGCCTGTAGAAAACACGACGCCGGAAACGCCTGTCGAACAGGAAGCAAATAAGTCCTTCACACAAGAAGAACTTGATGCAATTGTTGGCAAGCGCCTCGCAAGAGAACAGCGCAAATGGGAGCGCGAACAGGCTCAAAAAGCAGAGGAAATGCAGGCCCGCCAACAAGCGGTGCATGACATAACCCCTGAACAATTTGAGACTTATGAGGATTACGCAGAGGTTTTGGCCGAACGTAAAGCCGAAGAATTGTTGGCGCGGCGGGAAACCGCACGGCAGCAATCTGAAATGCAGGATGCCTACCATGACCGTGAGGAAGCGGCGCGGGACAAGTATGATGACTTTGAACAAGTCGCATACAACCCCAACCTTCCAATTACGGATTTCATGGCGCAAAGCATCCAAGCGTCAGAAGCAGGCCCAGACGTTCTATATTATCTCGGCTCAAATCCAAAAGAAGCTGATCGTATCGCCCGCTTAGCGCCAATTTTGCAGGCAAAAGAAATTGGAAAACTTGAGGCTTCATTGGCTTCAAATCCGCCGGTTAAAAAAACCTCAACCGCCCCGGCACCAATTGCGCCTGTCACTGCTCGTTCTTCTGGGTCAAACCAGTACGACACCACCGACCCTCGCTCGACTAAGTCGATGAGTACGTCGGAATGGATCGAAGCCGAACGGTTGCGACAGATCAAGAAGTACGAGGCACAACGCAACAGATAATTTGGGATTATTACCATGTCTAACTCGATTTTAACAATTGACATGATTACGCGGAAGGCTCTGGAAATTCTGGAGAACAACCTCGTACTCACACGTAACGTAAACCGCCAGTACGACGACAGCTTCGCTGTTGAAGGTGCTAAAATTGGCTCAACCCTGCGTATCCGTCTTCCAGACCGTGCGCTTGTAACTGACGGCGCAGCCCTTCAGGTACAGGATGACAACGAACAGTTCACAACGCTGACCGTTGCCAACCAGAAGCACATCGGCGTCAACTTCACATCTGCTGAATTGACCATGCAGCTTGACGATTTCGCAGAGCGCGTTCTCAAGCCACGTATCTCGCAGCTTGCTTCCAGCATCGACGCTGACGTTGCAAACGCGTATGCGACCATCGGTAACTCGGTCGGCACGCCCGGCACAACTCCCGGCACTTCGGCAGTTCTTCTTGCTGCACAGCAGAAGCTGAACGAAAACGCTGCGGTGATGTCGCCACGCTACGCCACCGTCAACCCAGCAGCTAACGCTGGCTTGGTCGAAGGCTTGAAGGGTCTTTTCAACCCAACCGACACAATCAGCAAGCAGTTCAAGAACGGCATGATGGGTACAGGCGTACTTGGTTTCGACGAAATCAATATGTCGCAGTCCATCAAGCAGTTCACCACTGGTTCGCGTACTGCAA